ATGGAAGTCAACAAAAAGCAGCTGGCTGACATTTTCGGTGCGAGTATCCGTACCATTCAGAACTGGCAGGAACAGGGAATGCCCGTTCTGCGAGGCGGTGGCAAGGGTAATGAGGTGCTTTATGATTCTGCCGCCGTCATAAAATGGTATGCCGAAAGGGATGCTGAAATTGAGAACGAAAAGCTGCGCCGGGAAGTTGAAGAACTGCGGCAGGCCAGCGAGACAGATCTCCAGCCAGGGACTATTGAGTACGAACGCCATCGACTTACGCGTGCGCAGGCCGACGCACAGGAGCTGAAAAATGCCAGAGACTCCGCTGAAGTGGTGGAAACCGCATTCTGTACTTTCGTGCTGTCGCGGATCGCAGGTGAAATTGCCAGTATTCTCGACGGGATCCCCCTGTCGGTGCAGCGGCGTTTTCCGGAACTGGAAAACCGACATGTTGATTTCCTGAAACGGGATATCATCAAAGCCATGAACAAAGCAGCCGCGCTGGATGAACTGATACCGGGGTTGCTGAGTGAATATATCGAACAGTCAGGTTAACAGGCTGCGGCATTTTGTCCGCGCCGGGCTTCGCTCACTGTTCAGGCCGGAGCCACAGACCGCCGTTGAATGGGCGGATGCCAATTACTATCTCCCGAAAGAATCCGCATACCAGGAAGGGCGCTGGGAAACACTGCCCTTTCAGCGGGCCATCATGAATGCGATGGGCAGCGACTACATCCGCGAGGTGAATGTGGTGAAGTCTGCCCGTGTTGGTTATTCCAAAATGCTGTTGGGTGTTTATGCCTACTTCATAGAGCATAAGCAGCGCAACACACTTATCTGGTTTTCTTTTGTGCGCTTGCAGGCCAGCTTGGGATCAGCCGCCTGACGGATGCAGTATCCGGCGACAGCCTGACTGCCGGAGAGGCACCCGCGGCGCTGGCGTTATCCGGTGATGATGACGGACCACGACAGGCCCGCAGTTATCAGGTCATGAACGGCATCGCCGTGCTGCCGGTGTCCGGTACGCTGGTCAGCCGGACGCGGGCGCTGCAGCCGTATTCGGGAATGACCGGTTACAACGGCATTATCGCCCGTCTGCAACAGGCTGCCAGCGATCCGATGGTGGACGGCATTCTGCTGGATATGGACACACCGGGCGGGATGGTGGCGGGAGCATTTGACTGTGCTGACATCATCGCCCGTGTGCGAGACATAAAACCGGTATGGGCGCTGGCCAACGACATGAACTGCAGTGCAGGTCAGCTGCTTGCCAGCGCCGCCTCCCGGCGTCTGGTCACGCAGACCGCCCGGACAGGCTCCATCGGCGTCATGATGGCTCACAGTAATTACGGTGCTGCGCTGGAGAAACAGGGCGTGGAAATCACGCTGATTTACAGCGGCAGCCATAAGGTGGATGGCAACCCCTACAGCCATCTACCGGATGAGGTCCGGGAAACACTGCAGTCCCGGATGGATGCAACCCGCCGGATGTTTGCACAGAAGGTGTCGGCATATACCGGCCTGTCCGTGCAGGCTGTGCTGGATACCGAGGCTGCAGTGTACAGCGGTCAGGAGGCCATTGATGCCGGACTGGCTGATGAACTTGTGAACAGTACCGATGCGATCACCGTCATGCGTGATGCACTGGATGCACGTAAATCCCGTCTCTCAGGAGGGCGAATGACCAAAGAGACTCAATCAACAACTGTTTCAGCCACTGCTTCGCAGGCTGACGTTACTGGCGTGGTGCAAGCGACGGAGGGCGAGAACGCCAGCGCTGCGCAGCCGGACGTGAACGCGCAGATCACCGCAGCGGTTGCGGCAGAAAACAGTCGCATTATGGGGATCCTCAACTGTGAGGAGGCTCACGGACGCGAAGAACAGGCATGCGTGCTGGCCGAAACCCCCGGTATGACCGTGGAAACGGCCCGCCGTATTCTGGCCGCAGCACCACAGAGTGCACAGGCGCGCAGTGACACTGCGCTGGATCGTCTGATGCAGGGGGCACCGGCACCGCTGGCTGCAGGTAACCCGGCATCTGATGCCGTTAACGATTTGCTGAACACACCAGTGTAAGGGATGTTTATGACGAGCAAAGAAACCTTTACCCATTACCAGCCGCTGGGCAACAGTGACCCGGCTCATACCGCAACCGCGCCCGGCGGATTGAGTGCGAAAGCGCCTGCAATGACCCCGCTGATGCCGGACACCTCCACCCGTAAGCTGGTTGCGTGGGATGGCACCACCGACGGTGCTGCCGTTGGCATTCTTGCGGTTGCTGCTGACCAGACCAGCACCACACTGACGTTCTACAAGTCCGGCACGTTCCGTTATGAGGATGTGCTCTGGCCGGAGGCTGCCAGCGACGAGACGAAAAAACGGACCGCGTTTGCCGGAACGGCAATCAGCATCGTTTAACCTGACCCTTCATCACTAAAGGCCGCCTGTGCGGCTTTTTTTACGGGATTTTTTTATGTCGATGTACACAACCGCCCAGCTGCTGGCGGCAAATGAGCAGAAATTTAAGTTTGATCCGCTGTTTCTGCGTCTCTTTTTCCGTGAGAGCTATCCCTTCACTACGGAGAAAGTCTATCTCTCACAAATTCCGGGACTGGTAAACATGGCGCTGTACGTTTCGCCGATTGTTTCCGGTGAGGTTATCCGTTCCCGTGGCGGCTCCACCTCTGAATTTACGCCGGGATATGTCAAACCCAAGCATGAGGTGAATCCGCAGATGACCCTGCGTCGCCTGCCGGATGAAGATCCGCAGAATCTGGCGGACCCGGCTTACCGCCGCCGTCGCATCATCATGCAGAACATGCGTGACGAAGAGCTGGCCATTGCTCAGGTCGAAGAGATGCAGGCAGTTTCTGCCGTGCTCAAGGGCAAATACACCATGACCGGTGAAGCCTTCGATCCGGTTGAGGTGGATACCGGAGCTTTGTGGAAGCGTACAGCCGTCGGATTAACGAATTTCGCCTGGATCAACACATCCGGCGATACATATGATATTTACGTTGAGATTGGCAATTATGCGACGAGTGTAAATATCCATTGGGATTGTACTACAAATGCGTCAGTTTCTATTTATACCTCGCCAACATATTCAGCGAGTAAGCCTTCCAGCGTTACCGGTGGTGTTGTTTATACGATGTATAGCTCACATCAGAAACCTACACCATCAGATATTGGAGCGCTGCCAACGACTGGAGGGACTATTTCAGGTCCGTTGTCTGTTACTGATGGGATCACCGGGGCACTGAAGGGGAACGCCGATACCGCGACGAAACTTGCGGCAGCCCCAAAAATTAACGGTGTTAAGTTTGATGGCTCGGCGGATATTAACCTCACGCCGGAAAATATTGGTGCATTTGCCCGACGTTCGACGGGGGCTTATGCGGATTCGGATGGAGCCGTTCCCTGGAATGCCGAATCAGGCGCTTACAATGTCACCCGCTCTGGCAACAGCTATATTCTGGTTAACTTCTATACCGGAGTCGGAAGTTGCCGGACCTTGCAGATGAAGGCACATTACAGAAATGGAGGTCTGTTCTACCGTTCCTCAAGAGATGGCTATGGTTTTGAGGAAGACTGGGCAGAAGTTTATACCTCGAAAAATCTTCCACCAGAAAGCTACCCAGTCGGCGCACCAATCCCGTGGCCATCAGATACCGTTCCGTCTGGTTATGCCCTGATGCAGGGGCAGACTTTTGACAAATCTGCTTACCCGAAACTTGCAGCCGCTTATCCGTCAGGTGTGATCCCTGATATGCGTGGCTGGACGATTAAGGGCAAACCTGCCAGTGGTCGGGCCGTATTGTCTCAGGAACAGGACGGCATTAAATCGCACACCCACAGCGCCAGCGTATCCAGTACGGATTTGGGGACGAAAAACACATCGTCGTTTGATTACGGAACCAAATCCACGAATAACACCGGGGCGCATACCCATAGTATTAGCGGGACTGCAAATAGTGCCGGTGCGCACCAACACAAGAGTTCCGGTGCATTTGGTGGCACGAACACGAGCATTTTCCCTAATGGTTATACCGCGATTTCAAATCTAAGCGCGGGGATTATGAGCACAACAAGCGGTAGTGGCCAGACTCGTAATGCAGGGAAGACATCATCAGATGGTGCTCATACCCACTCGCTGTCCGGCACTGCTGCAAGCGCAGGCGCACACGCACATACTGTCGGTATTGGTGCTCATACGCACTCCGTTGCGATTGGTTCACATGGACATACCATCACCGTTAACGCTGCTGGTAACGCGGAAAACACCGTCAAAAACATCGCATTTAACTATATTGTGAGGCTTGCGTAATGGCATTCAGAATGAGTGAACAACCACGGACCATAAAAATTTATAATCTGCTGGCCGGAACTAATGAATTTATTGGTGAAGGTGACGCATATATTCCGCCTCATACAGGTCTGCCAGCAAACAGTACCGATATTGCACCGCCAGATATTCCGGCAGGCTTCGTGGCTGTTTTCAACAGTGATGAGGCATCGTGGCATCTCGTTGAAGATCATCGGGGTAAAACGGTTTATGACGTGGCTTCCGGCGACGCGTTATTTATTTCTGAACTCGGTCCGTTACCGGAAAATGTTACCTGGTTATCGCCGGGAGGGGAATATCAGAAGTGGAACGGCACAGCCTGGGTGAAGGATACGGAAGCAGAAAAACTGTTCCGGATCCGGGAGGCGGAAGAAACAAAAAACAGCCTGATGCAGATAGCCAGTGAGCATATAGCGCCGCTTCAGGATGCTGTGGATCTGGAGATCGCAACGGAGGAAGAAACCTTGTTGCTGGAAGCCTGGAAAAAGTATCGGGTGTTGCTGAACCGTGTTGATACATCAACTGCACCGGATATTGAATGGCCAGCACTGCCGTAG